AATTCTATACTAATGTTTCTCGTTATGGTAATATGATCTTATTGCGTGGATATGATCATGGACGAAGAATCGAAAAGAAAATTAAATACGAACCAATCCTTTTTACAAGTACAAATCTTCCAACAGAGTGGAAAGCACTTGATGGTAGTCCTGTAGGTATTGCAAATGCTGGTAAAAGATTTGACTCAATGCGTTCAGCAAACGAATATGTGACAGCAAATAAACATGTCGCAGGTAAACAAATATATGGAAACACTAAGTATATTCCTGCCTTTATTAACGATTACTATCCTGGCAATATTGAATTTAATCGTAATCTAATTAATGTAACAACCATCGATATCGAGGTTGCATCAGACGATGGATTCCCAGAGCCAGATAAAGCTGATCATAAAATCATATCAATCGCTCTTAAGAATAATATTAGTAATACCTACTTCATTTGGGGATTAGGCGATTATGATACTGAACAATCTTATATGAAAGATCATATGGTCATATATCGTAAGTTTGAGCGTGAAGACGACTTACTTATTAATTTTATTACTCATTGGAATAATCACAGTCCAGATGTTGTAACTGGCTGGAACATTCGTTTCTTTGATATTCCATATCTTGTCAATCGTATTAATCGTATGCTTGGTGATGTTTATACAAAAAGACTTAGCCCTTGGGGACTTATTGATCGAAGAGATGTAACAACAATGGGTAGAACTCAAACTGCTTATGATCTCAAAGGTATATCTCAACTAGATTACCTTGACCTATTTAAAAAGTTTGGCTATTCATACGGTGCACAAGAATCATATAAACTCGATCATATTGCAAATGTAGTTCTTGGCGAAAAGAAACTTAGCTATGACGAGTATTCTAATCTTCATACACTATACAAATACAATCATCAAAAGTTTATTGATTATAATATTAAAGACGTAGAGTTGGTTGACAGACTCGAAGATAAACTTGGACTCATTACGCTTTGTGTGACAATGGCATATAAAGGCGGTGTTAATTACAACGACACATTCGGTACTACTTTGATTTGGGATACAATTATCTATCGAAGACTATATAAAAATAAAATTGTTGTACCATTCATTGAAGATAAAACTAAATCTGCTTATCCAGGTGGCTTTGTCAAAGATCCACATGTTGGAATTCATGATAATATTGTATCATTCGACTTAAACTCTCTTTATCCTTCTATTATTATGCAATACAATATGTCGCCTGAGACTATTGCAAATGGCGAGGTAACTAACTTTGATATTGAAGAAGTTCTAACTAAATCCGTAAGACCTGATAATCGTGGCAAAGCTCTTGCCGCGAACGGGCAGTATTTCAATACTGATAAGCCTGGTATTATTCCATTCATTATCGATGAGATGTATAAAGAACGTGTTGGTATAAAACAAGAAATGATTACTGCACAAAAAGAATTGCAGAAGGTAGATAAAAACGACAAACAAGAATTATACAATATTGAAAAGAATATTGCAATTGCCGAGAATAGACAAATGGCAATTAAGATTCTTCTTAACTCTCTTTACGGTGCTATGGGTAATCGTTACTTTCGCTTTTTCGATCAACGAATCGCAGAAGCCATTACCCTTACAGGACAGCTTACAATTCGATGGGCCGAATATGCTCTCAACTCCTATCTTAATCGTGTACTCAAAAACACAAAATGGAAAGACTATATTGTTGCAATCGACACTGACTCATTGTATGTAGGCCTAGATGATTTAGTAAATCAATTCAAACCAAATAATACAATTGACTTTCTTGATAAAATATGCCAGGATGCTCTAGAGCCAGAACTTGAGAAATCATATGCTGACTTATATAATATACTTGGTGGTGTAGATAATCGTATGGTTATGAAACGAGAAGCCATTGCAGATCGTGGTCTCTGGACAGCAAAGAAAAGATATATTCTAAATGTGCACGATAACGAGGGTGTAAGATATCGTGAACCAAAACAAAAGATTATGGGCATTGAAGCAATTAAATCTTCAACTCCAGCTCCATGTCGTGAAGCTCTAAAAGAGATCTTTAAAGTTATTATGCAGAAAGACGAAGCTTCCGTACAAGAAGCTATACAGCAATTTAAAAATCATTTTAAAACATTACCTGCTGATCAGATTGCATTTCCTCGTGGTGTTAGTAAAGTTCGTGAGTTTCAGTCAAGAGATACAATCTATAAGAAAGGTACACCAATTCATGTACGAGGTTCCATCATGTATAATAAAATGGTTGGTGATCTAGCACTACAGAAAAAATACACAATGATTAACAATGGAGATAAGATTAAGTTTCTTTATCTACGTAAACCAAATACTATTCATGAGAATGTCATTGCTTTTCCAGACTATCTTCCAGAAGAATTTGGATTACATAATTATATTGATCATGAGTTACAATTTCAAAAGACTTTTCTTGATCCAATTGAGCCAATCCTAGATGCTGTTGGTTGGACATCAGAAGAAGTTGCTTCGTTAGAGGATTTTTTTGGATAAAAAATGAAAATAACACTGTACAAAATGACCAGAACATGGTATAATAGTACTATATATGGAGAAAATAATGCAATTAGTAAGATTATCCTCAGGTGAGGAAGTAATTGGTACAGTCACTGAGACTGAAAACCTTATTACAATTAAAGATGGTTATACACTTATTCCAGCTGGAGAAGGTAGAATAGGAATGATGCCATTCATGGCTTATACAAAAGCTAATAATGGAGTTACAATCGATAAAAGATTTGTAATGTTTATGGTTGAACCAGCTGATGATCTACAAGATCAAGTAAGAGGTATGAGTTCAACAATTGTTACACCAAGCAAAAAGATAGTCACATGATAAATAAAGTTATACATGTTACAGATTGGATTACTGCTGAAGAAGTTCCAACTATGTCAAATCCAGAATATAAAAAGCTTGTTAAAAAATGGGGTAAATTTTCTGGACCATCTGAACCAACAGGTAATAGCATTCATGGTTGTTACCAATGGGCACATGTTAAAGATATAGAAACTATTGGTAGTGATCTAATTCATAAAGACATTGGATATATTGGTACAGCAAAAAGAAACATAATAGATAGAACAAGAGCGGTAATTGCTCCTAAAGGTGCACATCCAATTAAAATGATTTTATCTTCTGGCCAAATTACAATGGAAGATTTAAGAGTTAGATATGTTATTACACCATCTGATCCGGATAGTGTGCAAGCTAAGACAGCTGTTAATTTAGAAAAGCATCTACACAACGAAATGAATGATAATTTTGGATATAGATATAAATGGGTTGAAGCTCAGCTATCTAGAGATAATCAACACAATTATGTTTTAAAGAATTTTAGAGAATTAACATATCCAAAAGCAAAAATGATATTACCACAATTAATTGAAATAACAAAACAACTAGGAGCAGAACATGTTTCTGGCGAAGTAGATCTAATAGTAAATGGAGAAACTGAATGAGTAGTAACTGGGTAAAAGATATTAATGAAATGCAATACAAATATGGTGTGCATAAGTGGATTCATGATAATAAAGACAATGCTGAAAAGCTAAGAAAGTATCTTGAATTTAGAGTTAAATTTATTAGAGAAGAACTTATGGAGACTGAAGCAGCTCTTACACATAAAGACCCTGAAGAAATTGTTGATGGTCTTATTGATATTTGTGTTGTTGCTATTGGTACTCTTGATGCATTTGGTGTTGATCCATATAAAGCATGGGACGAAGTTCTTAAAGCAAACTTATCAAAAGAAGTTGGTGTAAAAGAATCAAGACCAAATCCTCTTGGATTACCAGACTTAATAAAACCAGAAGGATGGGAGGCTCCGAGTCATACAGACAATCATGGTAAGCTTAACAATATTTGACAGTATATACGATAATAAAACAGAAAAACGAATGGACTATGAGTCCTTTGATGAGTTTGAGCAAGTATTATATAAACTATCTGAATCAACAAAGTATCCTACTAAAAAGGATGCTCCACTAATTAGTCCTGCAGTATATATCCCCGATACAACACGGGCTAATGACAACGTCCTTGCTTGGGGCGGCTTTGGGATTCTTGATATAGATGATTTTGAAGGAAGAATGCACGACATCGAAGAGAAATACTCTCAATATCGATATGTTTGCTATTCAACCGCATCATCAACAGTTGAGAATCCCAAGTTTCGTTTAGTCTTTCCCTTAACACAAAGCGTCGGTAAAGATGATATTAAACATTTTTGGTATGCATTAAATAAAGAGATTGGTGATATTGCTGATGCTCAAACAAAAGATCTAAGTCGTATGTATTATGTACCAGCTAAATATAAAGATAGTTTTAACTTTATATTTTCTCATAATGGTGAAACAATGGATCCTGTGTCACTTATGGAGAAACATCCATATGTCAAACCTAATCAAACAATGTTTGATAGATTTCCACCAGCAATACAAGAAGCATTATTGGAAAGAAAACGCAATCAATTAAATAATAAAAACTTTTCTTGGACATCATATCGTGATTGTCCATTTGTAAACAAAAAACAAATTGATGAATATAAAGGTATTA